CATCAAGTCGATCGAACTGATCAGTCCTTACCTGTCGACCAGTACACCTAATACGCTGCAAATCCCAATCAATGCCACGATTGCTACATTGGCATTGCGGGCTAAGGTCACTTACATCGATGGGTCGACGTCGACTCAAGATGTGACAGATGAAGATTCGAACGGTAAGTTCAAACTGTTGGGCCTGAAATACTGGTCTCCCACCATCACCGGGCGGCCTGCTGATCTGACACTGAGCTATGCTCCAAGTGAAGACGAAGAGTATTCCTACAGCCAAGGCACTACCTACAACGGCACTGTCACAGTTCAGTATCAACTGATCGGTCTTCCGATCGATCCAGCTTATAGCCTGAAGTTGTACGTGTTCCCGACTTGGGTCAGTGCTGCGGCTGGTTATTCGCTCGAATACTGGCTGTATGACTTGAACCGTCAAGTGGCTCGACGTGTACCTAAAGCAGCTATTTCCCTAGATGCAGCTTCTGCTACATTCGACGGCCTTGAGTACATTCAAGCACAAACACTGAAACTGGGTGTTAACTTGAGTGTGGTCGATGTGGCTTACGGCAGTAACACTCATGTACAGACGGTCCAAGTGGCCTTGTTGCGTGATGGTTCGATCCGTGCGTCTAACTGGAAGGTTAAGTTTGCCAGTAACCAATCAGGTTGGTACGGTGATACGCTGGAAGCTGTCGTTAAGGCAGGTACTAGCGGCTTGAGTACAGTTAACGTGGCTAACAGCTGTGTTGATCAAGCCAGTTGGTTGGCATTGGTCTACGCGCCATTGAACGCGTTGTATGATCCACAAACAGAAAATGCTGCGCCTGATCCTACCCACTTTGTCGTGACCACTCTGACGCGAGTCTATGAGTTCCCGATCAGTCAGTGGCAGAACGATCTGACATTCATCAATGATCTCGCAGAAGGCCAAACGTTGTATCTGACGTTCTTGCGCCGTAACGTCTCCGGTGATCTACAACTGGCTGTAGCCGGTATCCCTGTACACATGGTCTAAGGGGTACGATCTGAGGAGGGAAACCTCCTCAGGTTACTATGCCGTCAAGAGGACCTACCATGACAATGCTTTATTTGGAAGACTGGAACAAGAAGCAGTATGCCATCGTAGACGATAAGACTCCCCGCAAGTCCTGGGTCGTTATGGCTGCTAAGTACAAACAAATGGGGGTGAAGAACTATTACTTCCATTTGGCTTTACATAACCCCCTTTTGCAGGGAGTTGATCCTTATTCAGAATTTTTGACAGATGATCAGAAACAGATGATCCTGCTCGAATGTTCAGAGAACTATTGGTACGCATTACGTGAAGTGATCAGGTTTCCCCAGGACGGTAGTGATGACTACTTTCATTTGGACGCTAACCGTGGGAACCTCGCCATGTTTTGGTGTGTGTTCAACTCATTCATCACGTATGTACAACAGATCCGACAAACAGGTAAGTCTCTGAACAGTCGGGCCTTGATCGTCTTGTTGCACATGTTTGCAGGTTATGGCTCAACCTCTATCCTCTTTACCAAGGGTGACTTACGTAAATCTGAGATTAAGAACTATAAAGCTTACCGTGATGCATTACCTAAGTGGATGTGGTACAAGGATCAGGGAGACACGGATAACCAATACGAATTCACCACGATGATGAACAAGAACATCACGAATTCGTACGTACCTCAAGGTTCACCTGAAGATGCGAACAACGTGGGGCGCGGTAAAACCCCTCGTTTTATCTATGGGGATGAAATACCGTTCCTGGCTTATGTCTGGATTTCTATCCCTGCCTTGATCGCATCCACCACAGACAGTTTCGACAAAGCTCGTGCTCGTGGTGAGTTCTATGGGATTTTATACACCACTACCGCAGGTGACTTGTCGACTGAGTCTGGTAAGTATGTCTACAACAAAATTAAGAAGCAAGGGATGTTCTTTGGTGAACATTTGTTTGATGCTATTAACCGCAGTGGTGCGGTAGACTTGATCATGGCTAACAGTAAATGTGAATCTCGAGAAGCTCCTTTTGTGGATATCTCGTTTAACCACTTGCAGTTAGGTAAGTCTAACGAATGGCTACGTGGTAAGATTGCGATTGTAACTGCTAGTCGTGATCAGATCGAACGAGACTTCTTGGGACGATGGACCTATGGCAGTGAAAGTAACCCTATCCCTGAAAAGATCCTTAACAAGATCCGAGATAACACTAACCCAGCCCAATACACCCACACCGATGAAAAGTATAAGTACACGCTGAAGTTTCAGCTCCCTATTGAGGAAGTCAAGAAACGTAAGTCTATCATGGGTCTTGATACCTCTAATGCCATTAACCGAGATGCTATCTCAGGGGTGATGTTGGATGTAGAGACGGGTGAGACCTTGATGACTTTCAGTGTCAGTGAAGTGAGTTTGTCTTACTTTGCGTACTGGTTAGCGCAGTTCATGGCAGACTTCCCTAACATGACACTTATTCCTGAGAACAAGTCGTCGTGGTTGGGTATGTGTGATATCTTGAACTCACGTCTTCCTCAGTTGGGTGTGGACATTGGTCGGCGTATCTATTCCAGCATTGTGGACACCGCTTACGGCAGTGATGCTGAGAAGCGCACCTATCGTGATTACTGCGCTGGGGCTGCTGGTGAACGTAAGTACTTCCCTTATCGGAATGACTTTGGTTTCATGACCACCGGCGGTAGTCGTGCTGATCTTTACTTTGATGTCCTTAAGGTTGCGACAGTGCAACAAGCTGAACTTATTCGTGACCCTACCTTGATTGATGAGTTGTCAAGTCTGGTAGAGCGAAGAGGTCGTATCGACCACAAAGCATCAGGGCATGATGACCATGTTATCGCATGGTTGATGGCCAACTGGTTCTTGCGTCATGCTTGGAACACTGACCACTACGGCATTGATCAGAAGAAAGTACTCTCCAAGGTACGATCTTCAACGATCGGTAGCGACCCTAAGATGTTGGCATTGAACAACAAAATTGAGAAGCAGCAGGTGGAACTTGAATTGTTGGAAGCCCGTATTGAAGGGGCAGCCACCATTATAGAGAGACGTTACCTGGAAGCTAAACTCAAGTCAATGTTGTCAGAGGTGGCGGTGTCTGAGGAATCTGATGTCATCTCCGTTGACCGTGTTTCGGTTACTGAGAAGAAGATAGCGACAGATACTCGGCAAAGTTATGGCCGAGATGGGTTGTTCGCAGCGTCACGCAATATGCCAATGCGACCTTCCTTATTTAGACGTTAACGACATAAGGCCGGGCTTACGCCCGGCTCTATGTTCTATTTCTCGTTATGGCCTTTAGTCCATGCCCTAAGGATCAGGTAAAGCAGCACCGCATTACGGACTGAGGAGATCAAGACCTTGTTCTTGGACTTAATCGCAATGGTAGTAATTTGTTCCGTCAGATCTCTCATTTCCAAGATCATCGGGTTATTGGTACGGCTGGCCTGATACAACGATCGCATCTTACGAAGTAGACCAGGGACATCACTGTTAGACACCATCGTGGATGGGTTCTTGTTAATGTAGTCAAACGCATGCTGTAAGGTAATCTCACAGATACGCTGTACACGCTTGTCAGCACGAGGAGATGCATTGTTAGACATGTATGACAGTGTGTTCACCAACGCGCTCTTAGGCATCGTAGGGACTGTCTTAACGATAACATCCACCAACTCTGGGATGATGAAGTTATGTTTGTCACCAATGATTTCTAACAGGTAACGAATGTAACTGGAGTACAAACGAGTCTTGTCACGGATCTTCAGTTCGCCATCGAGTTCTATCTGAGCGTCAGAGTTACGGATCTGGAGTGATGGGTCATGCAGTACCGTTTCAAAGACGTCTCGGATGTTCTTCAAGATATCCTTGATACGACCTTGTGTGTCGTTGGCGATCTTGTCGATGTCTTTATCGAACTTGATAAGGTGGTTATACCAAAGCGTGCCTTTACCGACGATGTCAGCCGCACGGGCTTTGAGTAACTCACCCCAACTACCCGCTACTTTAAGACCAAAACGTTTGGAAAGCTGCGCATAGGTCGCTTGGGCGACGATGGGATCGGCGTCCCAGGTAAACCAATTAGCGAGAATAGAAGTGATATACTTGTACTGGAGAACGAGAGCACAAGCCATAGCGCCAGCGTGTTTATCATCTTCATTGAGTTTGTCTGCCGTTAGAAATTTATGGATCATCCAAAGACAGGCCAAGTTCATGACGTCGCTGGAGACATGTCGGTGTGTAACTACTTCAGGGAGTGCGTGAAGATCATCCTCAAGAGAATCCTCATCCACATCCATGACTTCATCGAACCAACGGTTACGGTCTTCATCTTTAAAACGAACAGGATCGACACCCATCAAGTTCCCACCAAAGAATCTGATGTGTACATCGTTCTTGTTGACAAACCGTTGTTCGTAATCTTGACACTTACGCAGTAGCTTATGGTCAAAGACCAAGTGTGGGCAATGGTGCGCGAACACCTCTTTGATGCTACTCATTTCAGTATCAGAATACGCTGGTGCTAATGCTTGTGCCATTGTGAAGTCCCCACCCCGTTGGGGCTTTATAGTCACAGGATACATAACGTAATAAAATACAGTCACACATAACCAGATGGATAACACAACATTAAATGGCCTGGGGAGGTCTGTTTTATGAGCACTATATCTGCACCACATAAACCGATCTATCTCAGAGCAGGTGAAGACCTGGATTGTGATTGCGGTAAACGGGCTACTGTTAAGGTACCCTACAATCCCACACCTGCTACCACAGGCTACCATTTGTTCTGTAATTCGTGTCATCGGGATTACAAAGAATCTATCGAGGAGTAACGTCATGGGTCAGTCAGACTCTAAACCCCCTCAAACTATCTGCTCTGTCTGCGGTAAACCTACGGACGTGTCGTTTACGTTCATGGCTAAGTTGAACACCGGTCCACAGATCCAATCGGACATTTGTCCAAGCTGCCTTTCTTCTCAACAAAGTGAAGTTAAAAAGCAACTCGCTGATTACTCACCAGAGTCATAGTCAAGCCGGGGGTTTTCCCCGGCACTATGTCGCATAGTTTAATTTATAACATCTCAAGGAATTGATACCATGGCACAAGCATACGTTAACTTGCAGTCGAATGCTACTGCTGCATTCGCAATCGTACAACAACATCACCTGGTCACCAAGGAACAGCTGGAACGCGAATGGCTGAATGCGGGCACCACCCCTCGACCTAACCTGGAACTGGACCCTGCCTTCGTGATGTCAGAAGAAGAGTTCCGGGAAGTCATGGTGGAAGCGGGTATCATCAAAGACAAACCCAAGGTCATGATGGCTTCGCATAAACCATCACCGACCCCGCAGGTCGCACTCACGCCTGAAGACTACGCAGTATCCTCTGCAAAGGTGGTGAGTGGTGCTACAGTCACCTACGAGTCCCATGGCGAGGTGATCGGCTTGAACCCTGAGACGTACATGGGTTTGAGTGAACCGCGGATTGTAGAAGCTCCTGTGGTTGCCTTTGAACCCATGGATGAACCCATCATCTGGAACGTCACCGACAGCATTGTCGAGTACTTCCATATCCTCAAGAAGATCCCTAACGATCAGCTTGATCGTGAAATGGATTCCTACTGCTACAAAATGATGATGACATCATTGAAACAAAACCTCTGGATTAATAACAACGTCAACACAGAGTTTGCTCGTCGTCTTCGTAATGAAGGGTTTGAAGTAAACTACGTGAACTACTTGCGTGAGTTGACGGTGGTTGTTCATCCTGCTGGTCCTTTCATCTGGAAGGTGTAGTCTCCTAAGTTTAGTCCGACATTACCCCAGTGGTGTCGGGCTCTTTTTTTATTTGTCTAGGTAATAGGAATTATCACAATGACCGTTAAGACGATCACTGTCTCTGGCGTAGTATACACCGAGTACAATATCAATAACCGTAACCCTGTTAGACGTAGAACCAGCTACGGGATCATTATCTTTCAAGATAATGCCAGTGGTTTGTTTGAAGTCATTAAGGCTGAGTCTTTGTTACGTACTTTGGGCAGTCTACGTTCTAATGCAAAGAACGGACTGTACAGTCATTCTACTCCACGTATCCTCAAAGAGCTGTACCCAATCAATCTCTTTGATAATATTACTATTTATTTCAAAGAGTTCCCCAGCGGCTCAGAGCTTCAAGATGGTGAGGTTCAGCTACCTCCTTCTCGTGATGTGGTGAAGATGAACTTACTAGGTTATTGGCTTAACCGCGATAAGGAAGCCAAGAAGGTCCACGCTATTCGTAATTGCCTGAAGAAAGACACGGGGGATGGATGCGCTTACCTTAAATTCATCTGCCCTGACCTGTTGGAACGCCTGGATCTGGTGGAATCCATCAACTCTGCTGGAGACGTATAATGATGATCACCACAGCGTCGATCGGTGGGATATATCTTGCCTTATCGCGTAATGCTGCGGGTGAGGTTACTTCTACAGATTACATCGTCGCGAGTGGTCTCATCGAGATGGGCGATGGGGAAACTACTGGGAATGTTCTTCTCAAGTTGCCTGTAGTTGGGTCCTTTACTGTTACAATTACCGTCAACCGGGAGGAAGATACTTTTATTGCAACGCATGACAGTCAGTTCGATATCTACGGAGTGAACTGTCAGATCAGAATCACTAACCTCAATGGCTATAAACGTAAGTCGAGGTTAAGTCTTTCCGATCAACTGAAACCTACTCGTAACACGTATAACGATTTTCACAGCCGTAAGGCTGGGCACTATAGCGGTTCAAGGAAATAAATGAGTGACCTCCCTTCGGG